CGCATAAATTTTGGTGATTAAAAAGTAATCCACTACTCCAAATTTATTTCTAAGTTTGTAGCAGCGGCCCACTTGAAGCCTATCTACTTTATTGTATTGGCAAAGTTTTTTGTAAAATTCTCTATTGTTAAACCGGTCACCATAACGGCTTCTAGACTCGAGAGCGATACCTGCAGACATGGTGCAGCAAGATGATATTGATTGGGCTATTGGTTCAATACATGATGTATCTAATTTTACATTTTTAAAATTTAAATTTTTGAATTCAGTTTTTTCTAAGGTGGGGATTGTGTTCAAATCACCCTTATAATCCAAACCCACAGTAATTTTGGCTACTGTAACATTCAGTTCGCGCACATCCAACTTCAAACAGCGAGCACAAGCAGATCTGAAGTAACACCCACATAATAGTGTGTTACCAATACTTGTGAGTATCTCTCCAGATCCCCTCATGCCAGCTCTAAACCAAACATTACCGATGTCGTCACAGCAGATTGCAAGTGCCATTTCGCCACAGGCGTTTTCAATGGCATTTTTGCATTTTTGTTCTTTCATAAATCTGCTAAAGAAGTAACACTCTAACATACGCGAAAATATTGATACAGTTGCATCCCAGTTGCTATAATCTGCTTCTATCTGACCACTAGTTTCTCTGGCCATTCCAAAAAGGTCTGGGATAAGATTTTCTTCTGTAACTAGTAGGAATTCCTTATTCCTATCGTAATACCTTTTAAATTCAATATGAAGTCTTGGAATTACATCTGATAATGTTGTATATTCTATAATTTTTCTACTAGATGGATCTATTTGTTTTATTGCCAATCTAAAAGCACTGCAAATCCCACAATTACAATTTTCATCTAGAACTAAATAGCGGTCTGATTTATTTAAAGTGCTACTGTCAAATTGAGGTTGAGATCCCAAAGTAGTTCCTAAAATATTTGCAACACATAATTTTTCAAAATCCACAAAAAGGTCTAATGTTTTGCATTCACCCGCATTTAAAAGTTGGTTTATTTTTTGAAGGCATGAGTACTCA